GTTGATTGTCAACAACTGATAGATTATTTATAAACTATAATCGAAAATATGTCAACACCAAGATTGCTTGGCATCACCAAAATATGGACGAGCAAATCCATTGGCAATCAATTGTTCACGTAGACTTTTACCATCAAGAACTACGTCACCAAGAACGCGTCCACCGAACTTATCCCAATCATAAAGAACATATTGCTTCTTAGTAGATTTAGCAATCAAATCTTTTGTAAATGCGCTAGCAGCTTGGCCTTTAGCATCTTCAGCTGGACACTTAGCGCGGAAACCTTTTTCAGGAGTATCTACACCAAAAACTCTAATGGCAACTTCTTTCTTAATAGGAGCAGGAACCCAAGGAGCTTCTACAACTACTGTATCGCCGTCCGTAGCGCGCAGAATGTTGGCATCATAGGTTACACCAACCGGTGTTTTTTGAGCTAGAGCTGGAGAAGCAATAGCGATTAGAGCAAGTGCAATATACTTTTTCATTTAATTTCCTTAGTTACAGCGTGTTTCCCAGAAGATATAACGTTCACCACCATGCCACTCTGTAACTTGTTCACGAACACAATAACGAGTATCGTAACGAGTATCGGGAGGATAGTAACGATTATCATAATCATAGCTAGAAGAATAGTTACGATCACGACGGCTCGAACCAGAAAGAAGAGCACCAATAACAATACCACCGATTAAAGGTGCAACCCATTTACCACCACCGCCACGATGATGATGACGATCATAGTTATCATAACTACGATATTCACCACGAGGAGCTTGATAGTTATTATCGTCAGCAAAAGCTGGCGTACACGCAAGCATACTAGCAACAATCATTGAAGTGATAAGCTTTTTCATTTAGAAATCCTCATCTATTTCTGCGAACATAACCAATTTTCTAGGATCGCCGCTAGAGATGCAGCGTGTTAGTTTTAATACTTCTTTATAGTCTTTCGTGGAGAATGATACTGGGAAGAGAATGTCTTCATCACCATCTTCAGATTCCAGTAGCATTCCCACGAAATACGTACCTTTTTCATCAGCCATATTTTATTTATATGGATGATTAGGCTGCGTCAGCAAACTCCACAGCCGTTTCAAGAGCCCGAGTCTTCAGGTTCTTATTAGCACCATACCAAGCCGAAGTCAGTCGGTTGTCAGCGCTACGACCAATCATATGGTCAGTCATGAAAGTTACGGCGTTGAAAGCCTGCCACCAAGAACCCTCGGCAAAGTTTGCACCAGGTTGTTGATCCATCACATCAAGTGCGATGCCAGCATTCTTGCTGAGCTCTTTCTTGTTACCAGACACAGGGAACACACGTTGGAAGTATTCCACAATCGACTCGTCAGAGTAACGCTTGGAACCGAGATAAGCAGCCATTTCCTTGTACTTGGCCAGTTTCTCCTTGGCAACACCAAGAGTTTCTTTAACCAGATCACCATCAAACTCACGACGATGGCTAACCTTAACAATCTTGCTCGATTGTGTATTGAGCGAGAGAGTCAGAGTGTTGTTGCATACCACACGAATCGGTGTGAAACGAACGTCGATAGACCAACCATACTTGTGAGGATTGGTAAAGAGCAGGTAGGACTCTACAACGTCACCATTGAAGAGCTCAAATCCTTCTTTGACTTTGGCCAAAGCCCAGACAAGCTGGCCATCACGAAGGCTACCAGCAGTATGCATTTCCATTTCACCGGCTGCAACGAAGTCGTTGAAGAATTCGAAAGCAGACTGGTTCTGGTTAGGCACCCAGTCGTCAGTGATAACGTCAAGGATCTTGTTGTCGATATCACGCACAAGAGCCGAGTGGCCAATGGAAACCTGCTTACCTGCTACTTCAGCGAAGGCAGGAACAGGAATAACCTTCCAATCAAGGTTAGCTGCTTTGAGCATCTGCTCCGGAGTCAGATCCGACGGCACTTCGGTACCAAGACCGTGCCAAGGAGTTTCGCCAGCGTAAGCCATAGAAGCTTTGCCATCGAGGAATTCAATCATATGAGCCATAATATAATCTCCAAATTAATCTTGAATAAATTGATACAAACCACTGGCCATCAACACAAGGCCACCAAGAGACTGGAGAACCATACCCAACGTACTGGGAGGATCACCAGCGACACAATCAGCTGCAAGCTTACATTGCTCATAGAACTCAGAAGAGCCAGCAGCAGAAGCAATCACAATAAAGCCACCGAGGGTAGCAACATAACCAAAGAGTTTCATGTCAGTTCCTTTCTTCATTATGATTAATCTTACATTATTATGAAAAATATGTCAACCATTATTTTCAACAAAAGCACATACCATCTCGAGGAAGTCAGCTTCCCGCTGGATGGCCATCAGAGCCAGATCATCTCTGACCTGCTCGTTCAGACCATGTTTGGCAAAGTAGTCGGCTACGGCCTTTTCGACCGTTTCCTTTCCAAAGTACTCAAGAGTGTCCATAACCATACCTTTCTTCATTATAGATTAATCTTACATTGTTTTCATAATAATGTACATAAAAAAATGCACTCCGGACGAACCAGAATGCATTTTTATTTTCAATAAAATCAATAACTTAGGCGGCTAGGTATAAGTTATGGTAATCATTGACTAATTTGGCAGCCTTCTCGATGTATCTGGATGGCTTCTCAGTGAATACCTGAGCCTGAAGGGAGTCTTCCACGGCTATAATGACCACTATCTCTCGAGCCACCAGACCGGTCATCTCGTACAGCATATAGGAGTACAGGCTGGCTTGTAAGAAGTATCCCTCAATCCAGTCCTTTCGCTTGAGCTTGGAGGAGGTTTTATAGTCGATGATGGCTAGCCGGTCCTCATAGTTGGCTATAAGGTCGCACGTACCGGCTATCTTGAGTTTATGGCTGAAGAGAGTCGATTCTGCGGCCTTTACCAGATCTACCTTCTCGTTTAGAACTTCTTTGATCTGGTTAAACATTACGAGATTGTGAGGCATCGTATCTTCAATGGGTTCACCGAGGATATATTTCTCACACATAGTATGGATATTAGTTCCACGTGTAGAAGCTCGTACCGAAACACGATTGGCTTCTTCTTCGCCGACTCGCTTACGCCATTCGTTTAGAGCAGTCTTATCAGACATAGCACTAAGGACTGTAGTTACCGATGGATATTTCTCACCAGTAGGAGTCTCGTATAGACGCGTGGTACCGTCTATTCTTTTTAATTTGGCGAACTCAAGCAGATCTAATTCGAAATGCTTATGGTTGGAGTCCAAGCTTCTGTCGAGCAATTATATATTCCTTCACTAGCTTAGAACGCACAATGTCTTGTTCTAAGAAATCAATATATTCAAAATCGGATAATTTGTCAATAACTTTCATGAACTCTTTCAAACCATTACGCTCTTGTTCACGTGTAAGATCTGACTGGCGAAAATCTCCACAGAAGATAACTCTACAGTTTCGGCCGATACGTGTAATAACGGAATCAAGTTCATGGAAGGTCATGTTATTAATCTCATCGACAATAACATAACAGTTATTGAGTGTTGTGCCTCGAACGAAAGAGGTGCTCATGAATTCAATAGCACATTTCTGTTTTAGTATATCATAAGCATCGCCACGTTCGAACAACTCATTGCAGATAGCGTAATATGGAGCTTCGTAGACTTTCATCTTCTCTTTCTGAGATCCTGGTAGGAATCCCATATCACGAGTAGGAACAACCGATCTAATGATATAGATCTTTTGTTGTTCACCATCACCAGACATCAATTCATTCAAAGCCAGATAGATTGATAGGAATGTTTTACCAGTTCCTGCCATACCATGGAGCATCAGATGTTTTCCAGCATCGAAAGCTCTGAATGTTTTTTGTTGATTGTCTGTTAATGGTACCACTCTCTTTAGATTGAAGTTAGGTGATTTGAAAGTGGGTTTATTGTCTACAAGATCTGATTCTCCATTTTGTCTTAAAATACGCTTTTGTCTTTTGGTTAATCTTGCTTCAGACACATACTATCCTTACTTTTTATTTTTGATTTTCTCAACGGCTTGTCGAGTTTTGGTAGCTTTTATTCCTTTATCACCGTACTCTTGACCGAGTGGTGAAGTTGGATTAGCATTGCCAATCCTATTTAACAGATCTTTAAAGCCACCATCTGTTTTATGTGTCACACCCGAGATGCCAGATATTAGAGCCGGAGCTGTTATAACTTGTTCGACATCAGGGTTTCCATTAAGATAGTCTTCTCTACCAGAGAATGAAAGAAACATCTCCCAGACTTCTCCGGTTTTCTTATTCCTAAACTCGTATAAAGGCATTAATAATCTTCTTCGATCAAATCAAATATAGCATTTTTGTTTCTCGAACGAAGAGCGGCTTTCATACGCTTTTCTTTGAGTTTCTCACGATGATCTACCACATCATCTTCATAATCATAATCATCAAAGCTACTATATTTGTTATTGCGTTTAATTGATTTGCTCATTGATAAGACCTGGAAATGCTAAGTTAACGACCTTAGTTGAGATTGTACGAGGGAGCTTCTTGTCTTTTACTTTGCAAAGAAGCTGCGCGTCTTTCGAATCAATGCTTTCCAATAAACCAATGAAAAGCATTTCACGCTTTACCTTATTCAAAGATGGATTGCCACCTTCAAGATAGAGATAAAGTGTACGTGCTTCTTGGAACAAGCGTCCTTCGATATCTAGGTATTCGCATGGCTTGTACGGAGGAGCACCTTCTGGTAGATCCCATTTAATATTAGGATCTAAACCAAGCTTTAAAATATATTTGAGTTGCTCACTTTCATTGTTACGAAGATACATCGCACGTTCTTCGATATTTTCAATGTTAGTAGCATTCTCAACGATTTCAGCTATTGATAGTTTCTTTCCCATGATTAAAACTCGTTGATGCTTTCTAAAAGATTTTTGAGTCGCTTTTCGATAAAGTAGTTGAATAACTTTGCACGACCTTTGCCGGCCTGAGCATCGTATTCAACTTCAATACGTCCACGTAACTCGGTTGGGATAAAGTTCAAATCAACTAGTTGCTGGTTACGGAGATAACCACGCAACATGTTTTCATCACAAAACTCTTTAGGATCCATATGGACCCAGTTGTCTAACTTCTTCTGGCTAATTGGTTTCTGACGGCTATTGATTACAAACGTATCGTCAGCAGATAGAAAGTTAGGGACACCATCACCGGCATCACCACGCATAATATGTTCACGAACAAACCGTGAAGGATCATTGGTGGTGCGCCATTTTTTCTGTACAGGATCATATTGCTTAACATTCATATATGATTGGAGTTGCACGAAATCTTTGTCACCTGAAAGGATTAAGATCTTTTCAGATGTGTTACCAAAGCGATGTACCAATGTACCGATAATATCATCGGCCTCAGCACCATCAATATGGATTACACGATATGGGAAATAATCTTTGAGTTCGTCGCGAACTTTATTCAGACTTTCGAAAATCTGAGTCCAATTCATCTCAGATTTTTCGCGATTCTTACGGCGATTAGCTTTGTAATAAGGGAAGATCTCACGACGCCAGTTATTACCAGCATCGCATGCAATGATCATTTCACCATATTCGTTTTTGAACTTTTGATTATATGATCTAATAGAGTTTAGAATCATATGGCGGAGAAGATCTTCTTCAAGCTCAGTGTTTGTATGATTGCCAAGTTGAACCATCAAATTGGAGATCATGACCTGAGACAGATCAACGATAATCATGATATATTACTCTTCATCTTCTTTAGTGTCTGTGATTTGATACGCATACGTAATATTGCCATTCTCATCAGTTCCAAGGATATCAAAAATATTATCAACGATTTCATGGAACGGATGATGAAGCTTGTACTGTCGATTAAGCATAGAATGGATAGATTCGATAACCATCGACATATCCTTTATATACTCTTCTGAATTAATGTCAATACCGTATGCGCCAAATAATTGAATCATTTCCGGTACGATCTCGTGCATAACCACTTCTATATGGTCTTTACGAGTCTGTGTTACCTTATCTGCAATTTCTTCAATTGTTTGTGGAGGAGCATCCCGCTTAACGCCAGGAAATAAGATTACATTATCGCTCATCATATGTCCTCTGTAGAATTGATTGTAGATGTGAAGCGAGAAGCGCGGTGTAGATAATTATCAAAATTATATTTTGCGTTGTAATGTTTATCTTGGTCGTGCAATATCGAAGTCTGATTAACCGTCAGAGATTGATAGCGCAATTGTGACTTGTTGTTGCTCATTTTACAACCCTTAACAGAATGCATTCTTCGTTGATACGACCATTCGGTGTAGATGCTACAGTCTTGAGATCATCCATTAGCTTACGTAAGCCAACCTTACCAGCTTCTAGCAATTGCTTGATTGTTTGTTCTGGCTTACGCAGAGATTTGCCGATAGATACTTCAGCATCGAAGCCAATTAATGTGGTACCCTTTACCTGCAGGCCAGCTGGACCAGAGGCATCATAACGAGTAAGCTTTTTGTACTTTGTATTATAAACCCACAACTGACTGCATCCTACGATTTCAGCTGGATGAACCGAAACGATCTTGAGAGAAGCATCTTCTTTCTTGAACTTCAGGTTCTTAACGATATCGATTGCAGACTTCGCTTTCTTTTCGCGAGGCTTGCGGATCTTTACCGCCTTCTTGTTATTTAGGAATCTGTCGATATCAGAAAAGAAGTTACTCCAGAAATTAAACCAGAATTTCTGGCGTTTGCCAAAAGCTTCTTTGACTTGATCATCAGCAGACTTGAGTTCTTCGTATTGTGGAAGATAATAGTTTGTGATAACATTCAAGATTTGTGGATTGAGCTCGTTGGCTTGGCAAAAGTTGTACATGGAGAATTCTTTGCCATCCATTACCAGATCAAGCTCTTCCTCGAGGTTGGTGATAATGAAATTAGCTTTGTCACGTACACGAGCTTGGATGTCAACCACTGGCTTTTCAGTGGTGGTAGGTTCTTCAACCAACTCACCAGCAGCGATAACTGAGTTCAAACGATTTTCAAAGAAGCTCATAGCAGACTCTGACAGCGTGTTGCCATTAGTCATTATTCGAGCTTGCCAGCCGATGGTGGTTGGAATCTTGTGTTTGGATACTCGACGTACTGCCGACATCTGATTCTTGGGAAGCTTGTTTTGCTTCATGTATTCCAAGAGCCACTCACGAGCTTTATCGACTTCGAACATGTAGTTGTACCAGTTCAGAGCCGACCAGTACTGATCTTCATTCGAAACCACGATGGGCTCCGGACCATAATACTTGTCGTCGATGGACTTAACGGCAGCCCGTGTCTTGGGCTTAGGTTTGGCCTTGATTTTAGACATGTGTTTCCTCTCCAATCATAAGCCTAATCTACACCACTTTGAAAATAATGTCAACCCCAAAAACGTGCCCTTAAGTATTTGGCAAGAATATGCATTATTGCCTGGTGTACGTCCTCGGCTGCCTCATATTCTGGGATATCCACATGGATAGAGGTATCAGCCAACTCCCTGGCCTTACCACCATCAAAGCCGGTTAGGGCTATAGTGTACAGATCGTGCTTTCTGGCCAGCTCTAGAGCTTTAACAATATTTGGAGAGTTTCCGCTGGAAGAGATGGCAATAACAATGTCGCCATCGAGAGCCAGCTTATCTAACTGATAAGCATACACTTCATCAAAAGAGATGTCATTACCAATAGCAGTCATAAGTGGAATGTTAGTAGATAGAGAAATTACTCTTGGTTCGAATCTACCTTTAGCACAACCTTTGGTGTAGTCACATGCCCAGTGCTGAGCAATCGCTGCTGATGCTCCATTACCAATCGTAAATATATTAGATGAGCGTGAAACTGCTGCAGCGATGATATCAGCAGCTTCTTCAATTTTACCTAGATCTATAGATTGGAATCCGTGATTGATAGTAGCATAGTGACTTTTATAAATCGCGCTTAAGATGTCAGTCTTTATAGACAACACGAGCTCCTTCATCTGAAATATTTACATCTAAACAGAGTCTATCGCTAAAAGCATTTCTGATATTATCTTTACGATCAGTGAGTGCTAGAACATATCCACCACCACCTGCACCAAGGAGCTTACAACCACATGCTCCACTTTGGATGCATTGATCGTACATACCATCGATAGCCGAATTACTTATACCACCATCGAGTTGTTTCTTGATTGCCCACGACTTATTTAGATATTCACCATACAAATCTAGATCTGGAACTTTATCAGATAATTCTTTTGCAATCAAAGCAAGATCATTGATCAACATATGTTTAACTTGAAAATCTACATTACCAATAATCTCAGATGCATGACGTTCAATATTGGTTGGAATCAACAACATGAACAGATCAATTTCAGCAGGATCTATACGTTGTACAATACAACGATCTTCTTTAAGATATTGAATGTAATTCATACCACCAAAAGCAGAAGCATACTGGTCTTGTTTACCGATCTTCCATCCACACATCTTAATTTCGATATGTGCAGCCGCCTCAGCAACTTCATAATCAGTAAAGTTATAACCAATATGCTCAGCTAATGCACGAACTAGCGCGCAGGTAAAAGCAGATGATCCAGCAAGACCAGTACCAATGGTAGGAATATCTGCAAATGTAGTGATTTCAATTCCAGCACGAATATTAAAATACTTTAGAGCATTCTTGACGATATCATTCTGAAGATCGTCTACATCTTTTACACATTCTTGTTTTGAATAAGATACTTTAATGTGCCGATGAGGTGTAGGCATAACTGCAACGTATACGTATTTGTCGATAGCTGCAGAGAGGGTAGCACCACCATATCTCAGGTAGTGCTCCGGTACGTCAGACATTCCGCCAAAGAAACTAACTCTTAGTGGCGCCTTCGATAATATCACGATGTTGTTCCTTCATAGCTTGAATGAGAGCCTTCCACTTAGGAGCAACTGTCTCCCAAGAGAATCGAGCATCTGCATAAACTTTAATAAACGAAAGTAGATTAGTCATATCTTTGTTCTTGATATTTTCAATTGAATGCATCAATGTATGAGCAAAGATATTAGCGTGGAGATTGTGGTCGGTGTGGTCACCATCATACTGAACTGTTAGACCACCAGATGTATCTGTAAGAGCTGAGAAGTTAGGATGAACTGCCATACAACCAGCACTCATAGCTTCAATCAATGAACGGCAAGAAGTTTCTGGCCAGATACAAGGATAAGCAAAGATATGAGCTTTCTGATAAGCTGCACGAACTGTTTCTTGATCGGCCCAGCCATGATAGTTAATCTGTGGATGCTCTCTCATACGCTTAAACAGTGGTTCAAACTGTTTATCGCGAGCTTCCCAATCTGGACCGTAGATACCAAATGATGAGAAAACATCAAGTTCGATCTCAGGATATTTTTCTGCTAGAGCGCAAAATACAGGAACCAGAATCTCCAATCCGCGATGAG